GGCCCCGGCCTCGGGGCGCCCGCCCCAGAAGCTGTCGGCCTCGGCGACGGACGCGAAGCTGTCCGCACCTGCGACACCCAACCCCGTCTCAACCGTCAGCGCCATGTGGTCCTCCAGGCAGAATGGGCCGACTGCGACCCAGAACGCAGCCGACCCACCCTAGACCCGCTGGGGGTCATCCGTCGAGGCTGTTACCAGCCAATCTTCTTGGTGTCGGAGGGCTTCTTGCTGACCTCGTACTGCCCAGGGTAGGCGGCCATGACGCCCTCCTTGTCGTCCACCTCGTGGTAGGTGTCGGTCCCCAGGTGGTGCAGCCAGCCCTTCTCCAGCTTGGGAGGGGTGCTGGTCACATCCTCGTCGGCGCCGTCCACGACGACCTGCGCGGTGCCCTCGGCGGGGGCCTCAGCCCCCGCTGCTGCCTCGCCAGCCATTACTCGCCCGCCTTCGCGTCACGCGCGGCCTTGATGGCGGCGACCTTGTCGTCCACCGTCTGCTTGCCGGCGAGGTCGACGCCCTCGGCGTCTGCGATCGCCTGGGCCTGCTTGTGGGTCGTCACCTTGGACAGGTCCTGCTGCTGGGCGGGGCTGAAGGTGCTGTGGTCGCTGCCGGTGGCCACGCCGGTCGCGCCGCCCTCCTGCGGGGGCGAGGCCGCACCAGCGTCGGTCTGGCCCGAGCCCGGCCCGGCCTCCCCCTGGGCGAGCTGCAGCGCCTCCTGCGAGGTGCCGGTAGCACTCTCGCTGACCAGGGCGTCGGCGCCCTGGCGCTGGACGACCGGGGTGCTGTCCGGGATGACCGTGCCCTGCGTCGCCGGGGTCGGCATGACGGGGGTGCGGCTGCCCAGGCCCTGGGTCGCGCGCTGGGCCGCAATCAGGTTGCTGAGCGTCTCGGCGTCGGCGTTGGCCGGGGCGGACCCGCCCGCCGCGATCAGCGACATGCGCAGGTCGCGCAGGGCGTCGTCGGCCGCGATCATGTGGTGCGTGTCCTCCTCCTCGCGCACGTCAAACGCGCCCGTCTCGTACTCGCGCACGTTGAGGTGCGGGTAGGCCTGCGCGATCGCATCGAACAGCACGCTGAAGCGCTCGCGCTCCTCGCTGGCGCCCTCGGGCACCTGGATGTACACCGCACCGGCGTTCTGCTCCGTCTCGCCCCGGAACTCCTCCAGCGCGATCAGGCGGATGGGCTGCCCGCCGCTGCGCGCGGGCGCGACCTCGGCGGTGAGCGCGGCGAGGTTCGCCGCGCTGGCATACAGGATGGTCGTCAGTCGCATGTGCTACTCCTCGTGTGCGGCGCAGGCCTCATCCTCGGGGCGGGCCGGGGCCCGCCCTCTGGTCAGGTCAGCGGGTGCGCAGGGCGACGCCCGCGCGGTCCTTCATGTCGGCCAGGACGACATCCCAGTTGGTGCCGGTCGCCAGGGCCGCGTTGGACGGGTTCTCACCGCCGTTGGTCACGTCCCAGGTGTAGCCCTTGAGGCCGATGTTCTGGGCGTACTCGCCCTGGATGCGCACGATCAGGTTCTCCTGGCCGGTCACGTCCTGCGTGATGACCTCGGTGCCCTCGGTCTCCTCCATCAGGGCCGCACCCGCGGTGAGGCCCAGGGTGTAGTAGGCGTCGACGCCCGCCGAGATGCCGTTGGCCACGACGAGGTCGGGGCTGTCGGTGACGAGGACCGGGCGGCCCAGGGTCAGCGGCGAGGCCGCGGCGAACACCAGCGACGAGACGCCGTCGATGTTGGACGCGATCTGCTCCTTGACCAGGTTGAAGAACACCTTGGAGTGCATGATCCAGCAGACGATCCCGGCCGCCGCGTCGCCGCGCTTCGCCAGGGCGTCGACCAGGCCGTTGCTGCCCGCCGTGTTGATCGTGCTGGTGCCGCCGTCCACGTAGGTCGCCGGGTCAGTCGTCAGCGCCGCGCGCAGCGAGCGGATGACCGTGTTGACCATGTCGACCTGCATGGCGACACCGGCCTGCTGGCCCACCACGAGGTCCATGGCGTCGCGGCTGAGGCCCGCCTTGCGGAAGGCGTCGCGGGTCGAGGCCACCGGGCCGATCTTGCGGTTGATCTTGACGCGGCTGTACTGCGCCTGGACCAGCTTGGTGTCGGCTGCGACCGCGAGGCTGTTGGGGTCGCGGCGGGTGATCAGGCCGCTGATGTTCTGGAAGAACGCAAGGTTCTCGAACTCGCCCGGCTTGGCTGCTGCCTGCAGGATGAGCGCGCCGCGCGACGCCTCGAACATCCCCGCGGCCGCCTGCGTCAGCGTCTCGGTGATGCCCGTCTGGACGAACGGGTTGATGTACTTCAGGTCACCCTTCTGGGTGGCGGTCGTCGCGGTCGTGGACACGTGCTGTTGCTCCTGTTACGACGACAGCTGCAGGTATGCGTCGCTGCCGTGCTTGGCAATGTAGTCGGCCTTGTCGTTCAGCGACATCTCCGACTTCTTCTTGGCCGGGGCGCCGCCACCGCCGCCCGAGCCCGGCTTTGCGCCACCGCCCGACTGCCCCGAGGCGGCGAACAGGGGTGCGAAGGCGTCCTTGGCCCGGAACTCGCCGACGAGCTGGTCCAGGGTCATGGGGTTGCCGACCGTGTCGCCGACGCGCGTGTTGCCGTCGCCGTCGACCACGTCGACCTTGAACTTGCCGTCGTCCGTCTCAACGAACTTGGTGCTGCCGAGCACGTGCGGCAGCAGGGCCTCGACCGAGCCGCCCGCCTCGCTGATCGCGCGCACGGCCTCGCCGCGTCGCAGCACGCCGTCGAGCGCGCCGCGGTACTTGTCGGCCGCGCCCTTGAGCGTCGAGCGCTCGGTGTCGAACGCCTGGTTCATGTCGCGCTTGGCCGCCTCGACCTTGGCGTTGGCGATCTTGTCGCCCTCCTTCGCCGGGTCGATCGCCTTCAGCTCCGCCAGCTCGGTGAGGCGGGTGGGGATGTCCTCCAGACGCACACCCTCGGGGAGGGCGGCGACCTTCGCCTCCAGGCCCTGGAGCTTGGTGGTGGTCGAGCTGAGCTTGGTCGTGAGGCCGTCCACGTTGCCGAGGCGGAAGCCGTCGGCGGGGGTCACGTCGAGCAGGTACTTGTCCTTGAGCGCCGGGTTGGCCTGCACCTCGGCCTCACTGGCCGGGCGGTACTCGCCCCGGATCGCCTCGGAGAGGCCGTCAACTGCTGCGAGGATTGCTGCGAGTGCCATGCTGCGTCCTGTGTCGTCCCTGGGTTGGTAGCGCCACCCATACGTCCGCCCCAGCCCCAGGTCAAGCCCCCTCAGCGCGCGTCACGACGCCACGCGCGAGGCAGCAGGCACAGGCCCACACCTGCGTGCCGGTCCCGCGGACGACGCGCCCCGACCTGAGCCTCGGGTTCCGGGTCACGCGGGTGACGACGCTGGTGGGGAAGCCCAGGGCGCGCTCGCACTCCTGGCACCTCCAGGTGCCCTCGCGGCCTGGCAGGTCGCTGACGAGGGTGAGCGCGTGGGCCACCCTGGGCCGATAGCCCAGGGGAGGGGCGGCCTCGACCCCAGGGTGGAAGAAAAATCTTCGTGCTGGCGAGAAACCCACTTTACTTTCGTCGCAGGACAGCAGACAAGGGTGGGGTTGGCGGGGTGGACCCGCCCCGCAGAAGACGAGGACGACACAGTGGCCAAGCTCATCATCACGCTCAGCACCACCTTCGCCAACGGCAAGCACGAGGGGGACAGCAGCAAGCTGGTCTGCCTCACCGAGCTGGAGGTGTCCGCCCTCGCAGCAGTCGCCCTCAACGGCATGACCACCATGGGCGGCAGCGAGCCCGCCGACCTTCACGCCGACAACTGCTCGTGGTTCAACCAGGGCGACATCATGAAGTGGGCGGGCGTGACCACCATGCAGGCTCGCGGCCTCATGACCTTTCTCAGCCGCAAGGGGCTGGTTGCTGACCACGGCGTCGACAAGGGCGACCGGAAGCGTGACCACTGGTACGTCAGCAGCGAGGGAATCAACGCCGCGCAGCACCTCTGGACCACGATCAACCAGGTTGACGCCGCCGTCATCGCCCGCCGCCCGGCCCTGGCCCGCTTCCTCGCGCTGGGGGGGTTCTGACCATGGACGACGTTGTGATCAACGCGCTGGCAGACGCCAGCGCCGCGGCCCGCGAGGTCGACCGCCTCATCATCCTCTGCGCCTTCGACGCCGCGAACGGCCGCCAGCGCCTCAGCGCGGACCGGGTCAGTGACCTCAGGTATCACGCCGAGCGGGCCCTGGCGGCGATCAACAGACTGGGCTAGGGGATCGCGCGGGCGACCAGCGTGACCTGGGCGCCCGAGGCCGTCGCCCCAAACAGGGAGGACAGCAGGCCAGAGACGTTCGTGCGCCAGCAGTGTATGCTGACCAGAAGCTGGGTCTTGGCTGTCCAGTTGCAGATTATGGGGTTGGTTGCGTCCATGGCCCGGGGGAGGTGGACGACGGCGGGTACAACCGGCGGCAGGTTGATGGGGTCGAACGTCCAGGTGGCGTTCCCCGAGGCGTCCAGGACCACGTCCTGCTGCGCGACCCAGCCGGTGCTGGCTAGCATGGCGGGCGGCTGCCCGTTGATGAGCGCCTGGGCTCCCGCGCCGATCGGCGCGAGGCACAGGGCGAGCGCGATCAGTGCACGCATCATGTCAGGTCACTCCCCGTACTGGCTGGCGACATCGACGCTGACGGCCGCCGCGCTGGTGCTGTTGTCCCACTGGCAGCGGTTGTACCGCGCGAAGATGCGCTCCGACGTGCGCAGCGGGGCGGCGACCGTCGTGCCCGAGGGGACGGACACTGACTGCACCACGAAGAAGCGGCTGTTGTCGAAGCTGCCGAGCTGGCGCAGGGCCAGCCCCGGGCTCGCCGCTGACGGCACCAGGAGGCAGGAGAAGTAGTTGTAGCGGTAGTCGGCGTTGACAAGCCCGGTGTCCCGGATCGTCCCATTGACGGCAGCAGCGTTTGCCGCCAGGGCGACGTTGTTGGCCTCAGTGTTCCACTGCGACTTGTTGTTGTTGACCGTCTGGTTGTTGATGGTGAAGGCAAAGGGCGCGATGGAGCGGAGTGCGGCGCTTCCGCCGATTGGTGACGTAATCGTCCCCGTCACAACCACTCGCACCCAGGTGGTCACCGCCGGGATGAAGAAGCCCGCGTTGGCCGTCTGGGTGGCACTCGTCCCCGCGTTGTTCAGCTGCTGCGCGTTGAGCGTGACCCAGTTGCCGTCGGTCCCGTTGGTGCTGTCGTTTGACCCCTGGAAATTCCAGGTTCCCCCGTTCGCGGCCGTGCCGGTGACGAAGCTGACGCCCGCGTAGCCGGTCGTGGGGACCGATAGGATCACCCCCTGGTTGGTCGCCGAGGGGGTGACGACAACCGCCCCGCCGTCGAGGTCGCTGGTGATCGTCTCGCCCAGGAGGCCGCCGCGGGCGCGGATGTAGGTCCCGGTGGCCGGGTTCCACATGAGGTTGCCGACGCCCATGAGCCCTGTGCCGCTGGTGCCCGCGGCGTTGTTTGCGTCGCGAACGCGCGAGATGACGTTGCCCGCGGCGTCGTACAGGCGCAGCGAAGCGTCAACGCGCAGGCGGTAGTTGGCGGTTCCACCAATGTCAGACCCGAGGTTGTCGGCGTCGATCCCCTGGCCGTTGACGTCAGACAGGCGGCCGACCTGCGCCCCGTAGCGGCTGAACCAGCCGTTGACCCGCTGGTTTGTGGCCACTGCCGTCGGAGCGGCGTCACTACCTACACCGCCGACCTTCAGGGGGTTGCCGCTGTCAGCTGTTCCCGCGGCAACGTTGCCCTGGACCGACGGCACGCCGCTGATGGTGACGTTGCCCGGGTCGATGTTGGTCTGGCGCAGGTAGGCGACCGCGCTGACCGTCCCCGAGGTGTAGCTGACCACGCGCAGTCGGAAGTAGCGTGAGACGGCGGGGGCGTAATAGGCGCGCTGCTGCGTCTGCGGTCCGCTGGTGTAGCTGTTGCTGAGGGTGTCCAGCACCGCGCAGGACTGCCACGACGTGTTGTCGTTCGAGCACTCGGTGGAGGTCGTCACCGAATAGGTGCCGTACATGGAAAAGGTCAGGCCGCGGTAGCCCGACGTATCGGCGCTGAACACCACGGCGTTGCCCGACGACGCCGGTGTAACCGCGACAGCCTGCCCGTCGGCGCCCTGCCCGCTCGGGTTGCCGTTGGCGTCGAGGACGGTCACGCCCTGGAGCGGCTTGTCCAGGCCCGTCCGGTCGCGGAACGACCCCAGGGAGGTCGAGGCGGGCGTGGTGTTCTGGGCGACCGCGACCGTGCTGTTGAGCAGCAGGGCGGCGGCCACCAGGTACTTCATGAGGCGCATGCGGGCACTCCAGGTTGGATCAGGTCCGCCCATACCCTACCCGCGGGCGGGGCGCTACCTCTGCTCGATCGTCTGGGTGACCGTCTGGTCGACCTCGCGCCCGGCCTGCGTCACGATGTGGACCCGGATCGACTGCGGCGTGCCCGGCGTCCCACCCCTGAGCCAGGTGGTGGTCTTCTGGCCTGCGGCCGTGTGTGACTGGATCGAGACATCACCCGAGGCTACGACGGCCGTGGTCGACGTGATCACGTCGGCCTGGTCGTTGATCAGCGCCGTGAAGTCGACGCCGTAGTCCAGGATGTCGTCCGGGTCCTTGTTGGGCCAGCTCAGGGGCATCAGTCAGGTCCTCAGTGCGTTGACGACCCGGTTCTGGCCGGGCACAGCGGGCATGCGGTTCTCGGGCGGCGCCGGGAAGATGCTCAGGGTGCGCAGCCGGGTCCCCTGTAGCTGGTCGACGGGCAGCTGGGCAAGCCCCGAGGCCACCGTGGTGAGGATGGGCTGCCGCAGGCCGCCGTCGTAGCCCACGTCCATGACGTAAGTGCCGTCGGCAACGTTGAGCGCCTTCCAGTTGACGGTCACGACCTCACCCGCCCGGCTGGCCTGGGCCGTCGTGGTCGTGATGCGCCCAGTCGCCGTGACCGTCGGCTCAAACTGGAAGTTGCCCAGGCGCAGGCCCGCGCTCGCGTCGCCCGCGTAGGCGGCCTGTGACGCGGTCGGCAGGTTGCGCAGGAAGTAGCGGTGCGACACGCTGCCCGACGCGGTCGCCCTCGCGGTCATGGAGCACAGCCACCTCCCCCCGGGGGCGGGGACCATGGCGGCAGACGCGGGCCCGCTCTGGGCGACGATCGAGCCGGTCGCGAGGTCGAACACGCCCAGGCTGTCGCTGCCGAACACGTTGGACCTCATGTGTATCATGAGGTAGCGCTTGGGGCCGCTGCCCAGCTCGCCCGCCTCCACGCTCGCCGTGTAGGTCGTGCCCGCAGTGGCGTTCGCCCGCGTGTTGGTCACGCCGTGCGCCGAGGAGGCGGCCACCTCCATGACCGTGTCGGCGTTCGGCGAGGTGGACGAGGTCTGCACCCACAGCGCGTCGGCCAGGTTGTTGCTCGGCCACAGCATGTTGGTCGTCGCGGCCTCGACCAGGAGCCCGCGCAGCAGCTTGGTCACCGGGTCGTAGTCGAACCGGGGCACGTTGGCTGCCTCGGTCACCACCTGCCCCGAGGGGTTGACGCGCGGGGCCGGGCCGTTGCGGCTCAGGTAGGCGGCCGAGGGCAGCACGCCACCAGTGAGGTCCAGTACTGCCATCAGACACCCGCCTTCTCGAACGCCGCGGGCTCGCGCCTGCGCAGCTCGTCAATGCTGTACGCCCGCCCCGAGTGGTCAACGAAGCGGTCCAGGGCGAGGTCCCCGCGGCGGTACAGGGCACCCTTCGTCTTGCCCAGGACATCATCCTGGAAGGCCGCCGACTTGCCCCTGAGCCACGTGTTGTAGGTCTGCTTGTCCGCGACCTGCCCGTCCATGCTGGCGCGGGTGCCCTCGGGGGCCTCCTTCAGGTCGAGGCCCAGGGCGGCCCACGACTTGACGACCGGCACCGAGGACGTGCGGCACCCGACGTGGAAGGGGGACCGCGGGCCCTTGCCAATGGGGAACACCCTGCCGTCGATCTGCATGCAGAACAGCGTCGTGCGGCTGTCCAGGGTCGCGACCATGCGGACCCCCTCGATCAGGTCGCTGTTGGCCTCGTAGGTGGCCTCCCGGGCCGAGCTGACCGTGTGCTGCACGGCCGTCCTCACCATGGCCTCGGCGCCGCGGCGGTTCGCCTCCATGATGCCGTCGCGGTAGCCCTGGGCGGCCGTGCCCCTCACCGTCCTCACCATCTGGTCGATCGTCGCGCCGTCGGCGACGCCCTGGCGGATGGCGTTGCGCAGGCGGAACCGCACCGCGGGCGGGTGGTCGCGCACCCACTCCCTGAGCAGGCGGCCCTGGAATGGCCTCGTCATGGCGGCCGCGCGCAGGTTCGCCACCGAGGGGGCGACTGTGTCGAGCGCCACGCCCGCGGGCAGCAGCCCGTCCAGCACGCGGACGCCAAACGTGCCCTCGTCGCGCGCGAGCTGCACCATGTCGGGGATGACATCCTGCTCAAGGGCGGCGCCGTACTCGTCAACGAGACGGGCGACCTCAGCCAGCAGGCGGGTCGTCCGGGCGTCGCGGTAGCGGGGCTGGACCTGCGTGGGGTCTAGTGAGGCCATCTGCCTCACCAGCTCCTCCTCCAGGCGGGCGAGCAGGTTCAGGACGCGGACGGCCACGCCGCGCTTGTAGCGCTCCAGCTCCACGTCGCGGTGGGTCAGCTCATCCTGCAGGCGCTCGTTGAGTGTGGCCATCAGCTGCGCATCCGCGGGTTGACCTCGTACACCTCACGGCGGTCGATTGAGTTGTGGGCCCAGAGGTGGGGGTTGACGTCACCCGGGTCCAGGACCGGGTCGCACCAGCACCCGGGGCCGTCGTGCTCACGCAGGTCGCCCTCGGGCACCAGGTGGTCCTGCACGTCCCCGGACACGTGGTGGTAGCGCCGGAGGGTCCAGCCGTAGGCTGACGCCATGGACAGGACCCCCTCGGCGCTCACGGCGTCAGTCGTTCGCCAGCAGGGTGCCGTCTGCGACCATGATGGCCTGGGCGAGCAGGTTGAGCGTCAGGGGCGTGCCCTCGCTCGACCCGACGGTGATGTTGCCCCCGCTGCCGAGCGCGACCGTCACAACCGCCTGCACCTCGCCCTCGATGTGCCGCGCCGACAGGTCCTGGACCACGCTGGCGGTGTCGAAGTGCACATCTTCGCTGCGGACCTCGCGCGGGCCGTCGCCGGGGGCCTCGCCCTGCGGGTGGGGCGTCGTCGGCTCATCGATGACCACCAGCTTGTCCATCGTCACGCCGATCATCACGTGCGGCACGTCGAACCCGTCAAACTGGACGACGGCGTGGCCGTTCATGAGGTCGATGACGCGGCCGTAGCTCGGCTCACTGTCCTCGCGGTCGTAGCGGACCGGGTCGCCGACCTTGTGGCCCCGGGTGCTGGTCTCGGGCCTGAGGGCGCTGACGTCAGGCTGCGGGGCCTCGCCCCCGCCCAGCTCGGTGCGGGTCATGGTGCCGACCTGCGTGCTGGTTGCGCCGAGCACGAGGCTGATCGTGTCGATGCCCTCGACTGATGTCAGCTGGGCGACTGCGGCGACGACCTGCGGCGACATGGCGGATGCGATGAGTACGAGCTTCACTTCAGTGTCTCCTGGGTTGCGAGGGGGCAACCCTGCCCTGCGTCACCCCCGGGGTCAAGCCCCGGGTGGCGTCACTCCTCCTGCTGCGCCTGCGGGTTCAACCCGCCGGGCTGCCGCGGCGCCTCGATCAGCGCCGTCTGGCGCATCATCTCCTTCTCGCGCTCCATTCCCTCGGCCTGCTCCTCACTGAGCTGCTGGTCGTTCTCGTCGGCGTTGAAGTCGCTGGACAGGGCGTTGCGGCGCTGCAGCTCCCGGACGTACACCGGGCGGCTCAGGTCGCCCGCGCGGCGGGCGTTGCCCAGCTCCGCTAGGTCCCCGTCGGGCAGGTCGACCGCGAAGTCCAGGTTGACGGTCACGCGAGGCGCACCGATCGCGGGCGCCCACAGCGCGCAGTCGTCAATGATGGCCTGGAGCTTGTCCTGGAGCGTGAGCCCGAAGTCCTTGACCCAGCTGCTGACCTCGGCGGTGCTCACGGCCGTCTGCGTGGCCTTCACGTCGCCCGAGGGGCGCGTGAGCTGGCCCGCGTAGGCCTCGGCGCGCTGCTCCAGGGCCTGGATGTGCTCCTGCCCCGACTTGATGGCGGCGCCGGTGTGCTCGGCGTACCCAAACTTGGCGTCGGACTTGTCTGAGCCCAGGATCGTCTTGGGTCCCAGCTCAATCGTCGCGGCCGTCTTGGCGTCGATGCCGACGGCGTAGAACAGGGGGAACAGCACCTGCTGGAGGCAGTTCTTGAGGTCGCTGCCCAGCTCCCAGACCTCCAGCGTCAGGTCCTTGACCTCGGTGAGCGGGGTCCGCCCCACCATGTGGTCCTCGCGCTCGGCGTAGAGCGTGTGGAGCATGACGCGGGGCTGGCTGACCGTGCCCTCCTTGTCCACGACCCAGGACCGGCGGACGGCCCCCGGGAGCATCGCCGCGTTGACCTTCAGGGCCTCGCTGACCTGCTTCCACACCTTGTAGCGCCCGGGCATGCGCTCGTGGACGAACTCGGTCATGACGACCGCGCTGTGGTCGGCGTCCCACTCCAGGCGGCGCTCATACCACCGCAGGTAGGTCGTGATGCCGTCAACCTCGTAGCACTCCAGCACCTGCTGGGGGTCGAGCACCTTGAGGTAGGGCCGCGGGCTGGCTCGGCGCTCCTCCGCCAGGTTGGCGTAGTCGCCCACCGGGTAGTCGACCAGGATGTGGGCCAGGCCGCGCCGCAGGGCGCCCCGGGCGTAGTCACGCGCCACCCGGTCGAAGCTGCTGCCCATCAGGTCGGCGTCGTCGCTGATGAACCAGCCCCCGTCCCCGGGACCGATCGCCACACCCTTGTCGCTGGCGAGCCGCACCGGCACCTCGAACAGGCGGCCGACCGTCCGCTCCACCGACTGGCGGAACAGGTTGCGCAGGAGGCGCGCGGCCTTGAGCCGGGCCGCGTGGTCTGGCTCGCTCTCACGCTCGAACCGGGGCAGCATGCGCCCACCCGCGGCGCGCAGGCTCTCAGTCCCACCCCACGTCGTGTCCAGCTCCCAGAGCCGGTCACGCATCACGTCGTAGGCGGCCGACGTGCCCGCCGGGTTGAACGCGGCGACCCCGACCTGGGCAACCGTGACCCCGGCGATGGCGTTGCCGTTGTTGTCGACCACCGCAGCCATCAGGCCTCACCCTCGGCGAGCTGCCGCACGAGGCCCTGGCGCTCAGCGTCGGCGAGGACGTGGACCGTGATGGTGACCGCGCCGTCGGGGCTCAGGGCCTCGGCTGACCCCGAGGGGTTGGGCAGCAGGAGCGTGCCCGCCGGGATCGTGATGTCTGCCAGCGTGCGGAACCGGCGGCTGTCGTAGGGCGCCATTGTTACTGACCCCCTAGCTTGCGCGCAGCCTTCTTGGCCTTGATGGAGGCCATCCTGGACTTAGCTGCCTTCTGGGCCGACCCGCCCGGGGTCATGCCCACCTTGACTTTGCCCCCGCCACCACCGCCGCTGGTGAAGCGGCCGTTCTGCGGGCTGTGACGCTGTGGCATGGTTGTGCTCCTTCCCCGACGCCATACCCCGGCCACCCGCCCCGCGGCAAGGGCTCACCGGATGATGAACAGGCTGCCCACGTCGCTGAGGTCGAACAGGTCGGTGGCGGCCCACACCAGTGCGTCGCCGCGGTCCGGGCTCTGCGGACCCTCCAGCTTGACGCCGGGCGCGAACTGCAGCAGCTGGCCCTCCATGGCCGCGTAGGCCGACTGCGGCCCCACGTGGTGGACGCGGTGCTGCTCGTACAGGGCGGCGACCGGCTCGGCGCGGCTGACCTTGCCCCGCGTGGCGTGCACCGCCTTGTAGGACACCGAGGCGTCGACGTTCCTGATCACGCTCTCGACCATGTCGCCCCCGTTGTTGACCTCGGCCACGACGCGGTCGGCCCGCCAGCCGTGGTACGCCATCATGACGGCCCGGGCCCAGGTGTCGGGCGACCCGCCCAGGCTCTCATCCGCCAGCACGTAGCCGTGGCCGTCGTCCCCGAGGCCCATCACGACGATCCCGCACAGGTTGGCCTTCTCACCCCCGGTCGCGGGCGGGTCGACTGCCACCACGATGCGCTCCAGGCTCACGTCGTGGGGCACCTGGCGCAGGCGCCCGGCCTCGAACAGGCGGGTGCTGAACAGGGCGCCCTCCACGTCATCGAACAGCTCGGCGTACAGCTCCTGGCGGCCGACGCGCGTGCCCTCGTACAGCTCCGCCAGCTTGGCCAGGGTGCGTGCGGGCAGGTTGTCATGGTTGTCGAAGGTCGAGCCCCGCGTGACCTCGGTGTCGGGCTGGGCCACGATCTCCTTCAGCATGGGGTGGGGCCGGGGGGTCGTCGTGACGAGGATGCGGGGCCGCGTGCCCAGGCGCAGGCCGAACACCAGGTTGTCCCAGGGGTCGACGGGGTTGCGGTACTTGGCCAGCTCGTCGGCCCAGGCGCCGTGGTGCTCAGGGCCGCGCAGCTGCTCGGCGTCCTCGGCCGAGTAGTAGAACGCCATGCCACCGTTGGGCCAGAACAGGCCCTTCTCAGACGGCTTGAAGCGCGGGCGCCGGTGCCTCGGCCCCACGTTGAGCAGGCCCGACCGGCCCTTGATCATCACCTTGACGGCGTCCTCGGCGTTGTCCGCCAGCAGGGCGACCCGGATGGGCTCCCGGGGGATCACGCTGGCGGAGCCCCAGGCCCACTGCTCCTTGTTGACGAACCCGTCGACCCACTGGGCGCCGGTCCGGGTCTTGCCGAACCCGCGGCCCGCCAGGATCATCCACACGTACCAGTCAGTGTCGGGGGGCAGCTGCTCGCGGCGGGCGTTGAACCACCACAGGTCGTCCAGGTCAGCCTGGGTCCCGTGCTCCCCCAGCAGGTTGCGCAGCATCCGCGCCGCCTGCGCGGGCTGCGTCAGCGCGAGCTTCTTCAGCAAGCTGCGCCACGAAGTCCTCGATGGTGGCGGGCGTGGGATCATACTGGGTGGTGTCCTTCACCTCGGTCTGCTTGGGTGCGTCGAGCCCGACCAGGGCGGCCTCGCGCTCAAGCACCCTGATCGCCTGCCCGAGGGCGGCAACGGCGTCGGGGCGGGGGCTCAGGCCGATCTGCTCGGCCCGGTTGTACAGGCGGTCCATGCGGGCGAGGTGGCGGGCCCTCATGACCTCCACGTCGACCCTGACGCGGTCCTTCAGCTCCTTGTCCGCCAGCTCCTGGCAGCGGGCCGCGGTGATCGTCGCCGAGCCGTCGCGCGCCAGGGCGTCCACGATCTGCGGGTACGTCATGTAGTCCTCGCGCATGGCGAGGATGCGGGCGGCGAGCGACCGCCGCGCGATCGCACCGGGCGTGGTGCGCGCGTGCGACCCCCTCCTGAGGGGGAACTTGTCGCGGTTGAGCACGCCCACGCCCGTCCCCCTCAGCGCGCGTTGCCGAGCGGCCAGGCGCCACCGCCGCGGTTGGTGTGCGCGCCGGTCCGCGGGGGCGTCGCCGCGCGCGGCGGGGCGGCCGTGTGCGCGCCCATGCTGGTGATCGGCGTCGTCGGGTGCTTCAGGCTGGTCGTGCCCGCCGTGAGGTGGTCCTTGGTCTGCATGGTCGTGCTCCTGCGATGCGCGGCCCGGGGGCCCCGACCCCGACATAGCGGCCCATGCATGCGAGGGCAAGGCGGCGGGGGAGGTTGGCCCGGTGCACCAGGGCACAGGGGGCGTCTCCAAGTGCAGATTTTGCGCCCCGCCAACCTGTAAAATCCCAACAGAGCGACGAAAGTAAACATCCGTTCGTGTGGACTGAGCAACAATTCTCAGACCTCTGTATCTATTTTCCCTGGAAAAGAAGAAAGAAGAATATCCTATGCCCCGGGAACCGTCCGATTTCACCGGCGACCGGAAACTACCTAGAGTACAGGCATTTTCGGCCACTAGCTCGCTACCCCCTGGGCAAGGCAAGACAATTTGCGCTCTGGGTCTTTACTTTCATCGGCGTGCACCCAGGGCTACCTAGAGTAGTACGGCCGACCCGGCCCCAAAGCGCGTCGAAACGGAAACGATCGCACCTGATCGTTTCCGTCTCGGCACCCTAGCGTCGACGGAGTCGATCAGCCCTGGTCGATCTTCTCGAACCTGCCATCGCTGAACTCAGCTGTCGCACGCACGCACGGTTGCCCGCTCTCAACGTCGACGTACACGGTCACGTCGGCCTGGTCGACCAGCCACCGGGGGTCCGACACGTTCAGGCGGGCCGAGTACGTCAGCGCCTCGTAGGTTGTCCCGCGGCGGCGGTGTCGCCAGTAGGGCCCACCGCGGGCAAGCTCGTTCTCGGCCGCCTCTGCCGCCCAGAGGAGCAGCGGCCGCCCGGCTGCCTCGCGCCGCATGTCGGCGGCGATCCCGCGCAGCAGCAGCCGGTGCCTCAGCACGTCGCTGCGCAGCCTGTCGCCCTCCCCGCGGTAAAGCTCCCTCACGACGAGCCCCCCGGCGGCGAACCCGATTACCAGGGCGACCAGCCCCATCGTCATCAGTGCAAAGTCCATGTCACTTCCTCCTCTCACACGTGCCGCGGCTCCGCGGCCTCCTCGTCACTGCCGACGCCCCGCAGGGCGTACAGCTCGGCCCAGGTCGGTCGGCGCCGGTCGCGCCTGCCGTGCCTGTAGTCCTGGTTCACGCCCCTCGGCACGCACGAGATGTGCCAGGGGCACACGCACAGGCTGTTCTCGCACTCGTGGTCAATCTCGTGCCCGGGCGGGACGCGCGGCCCCTCGATCAGGCCGAACGCCCAGGCGACGAAGATGTGCGCCCGCAGCACGAGGCGGCGGCCGACCCTGAAGGACCCGTAGGGCAGCTGCCTGCGCCGCTCGCTGACGGTCCTCTGCCCGCCGTGCGAGATGGCGCCCCTCCAGTGCCAGCAGCCTGTGACGGGGCACACCTCGACCTTCGCCCAGAAGCGCCCCAGCGCCTCGTCGTGGTCAAAGGTCAGCGGGGCTGCCACTCAGTGCACTGCTCGTTGGGGTGCTGGAAGTTGAAGCGGAAGCAGCGCGAGCACAGCCCAACCTGCTCCCAGGGGCGGGGGAGGTCGGGCGCCTTCCTTGGCTCGGTCCTCACCGCCGCACCTGCAGCCGCGCCGCCTCGACCAGCGCGATCGGCACGAGGCCCTGGGTCACGAAGCCGATGACCTCCAGGCCGCGCAGGTGCCCGGGGTCGACTATGATGACGAACGGCCGCTCGACCCCGAGGACGCGCACGACGCCCCGGCAGGTCGAGCGCTGGAACGCCACCAGGCGCCCGGCGGCCTGCTCGGCAACCGGCCACATGGCCCCGGTCCGGTGGTCCGGGGCGAGGACCGCGAGGGGCAGCAGCGCGCTCACCCTAGCACCTCGTTGGCCTCGTCAAGAGACATCTGCGCCAGCTCGATCGCGCGGCTGACGATGGCCGCGCGCATGTCGTGGAAGGCCGCGGCCACGAAGGGGGCGGCCTTCCCCACGTTGCCGGTGGACGCGGCGACGATGAGCGACTTGCCCAGGGCCTCGCCCCCGAGGTGCCCGACACCCTTCAGCGTGTCGGGGTCTATGCGCCGCGGGGCCATCGGCCGGTCCTCCTCGGCCTCGGTGGCAAACTGGTGGAACCACAGGAGCGCGTCGGTCGCCGCCTCCAGCTTCATGCTCGCGCTGATGCGGGCGGCAGCGCGCACGCGGCCCTCCCTCAGCGCAACGGGGTCGATCGTCCTCATGCCACCATCCTCCTCTGCTTGCGGCTCGTCACCCGGTCGACCAGCCCGGCCTCGGCGAGGAGGTCGTGCGTCAGCCAGCCCGCCCGGGTGAGGCGGTAGGCCGCGTTGATGCCCAGTTGGGCCTGGAGGTGGTCGCACATTCCCCGGGTCCTGCCCATGCCGTCGGGCTCAGGCAGGTCAGGGCCCCAGCCCTCCGGGTCAGTGACGTGTACCACCAGGCCCCGGCGCTTGAGGCTCCAGGCCGTAGGCACCCAGACCCGCTCAGCGGGGCCGGACACCTCCCGGGTGCCATGAGCGACCGCGTTGAGCACGGCGACCATGTTGCGCGTCAGGTTGATGTGGAAGGCGCACTGCGTCGCGGCCTCCCGCAGGGCGGGGTTGGGCACCACCCCGTTGTCGTTGCTCATGTCAGTCCTCCTTCAGAATGGTACGTCATCGCCGTGCTCGTCCAGCATGACGGGTGCGGGCGGCTCGCGCCGCTCGGCAATCTCCCGCACCCCCGCCTCATCGGCCGCGTTGGCCATGGCGACGATCCGCCCGGCGAGGGTCTGCCACTGCCCGTCGTGCGAGGTGAAGGGCTTGCTCAGCAGCGCCTTGCCCGCCGCGTCGACCACGTCCCCGCCGTCGACCCTCCAGGGGCGCTGCGCCTCGACCCAGGGGTCGCGCGCGGCCTCGGGGCGGCGGTCGTACCCCCCGTAGTACCCTCCCCACCCCCCGCCAACGCCCCTGGGCCTAGCCGCCATGACGCGGTGGAAGGCCTCACTGGGGGAGGTCCAGGCGGACGGCGCCATGCCGTGCTCCCAGGTCCCCTCCCGCGCGGTCACGACGCGCCTGATCAGGTCCTCGTCGTCGCACGTTGCCACCGTGTTGGCGACGAGGTCGCGCACCTGCCACTCGCGGCCCAGCTGCCGGTCCTCGGTCAGGTGCTGCGGCACGGTCACGTTGTAGGTGTGCATCGCGGGCCTGCCCAGGTCGAGCGCGCGCAGGCCCTGGTAGAACATCCGCTGCGTGGAGCCCTCGCGGACCTCCAGGCCCGGGAGCCTGTTGAGCACCTGGTGGTCGCCCAGCTCAAGGAACGTCTCGGCCCGGTCGCGGAACGCCTGCGTGAAGTCGTCGTGCTCCACGACGATGAAGGTCTGCTCCTCGGCCGCGCCAACCCAGGTCTGCGCGCCGTCCCCGCTGACCTCGCGGGTGTCCCCGCCCTCGTCCAGCGTGTTGGCGTACAGCTCGCGGAACGCCATCCACATCTGCCAGTTGAGGCCGTACTGCGTCGTGAATGGGAGCTTCATGCGGCGGCCGAGCCGCCACCCCTCCCCGCCGACGTAGGCGTCGCGCCGCATCACGACCTGCTGGAACTCGCTGCCCCGGAAGTCAACGGGGGCGACCTCGAACCAGTAGCGGTGCCCGCCGGTGTGGACCTCGAACCGCGCCCCGAGGCGCAGCAGGACGGCCACCGCGTACTTGAGCCCGGTGCCGAACACGCCGATGGGGCGGTCGCTCTGCGGCTTGGCGCTCATCCCCATGGTCGTGAAGGCCCGCATGTCGAGCGTGCCGGGCGTGCGGAAGACGATGGCGGTCATGGCTTCACCTGGTGTATGAGGAGGAGGGCAGCTGCGATGAACGCGGCGAGGACGGCCCAGAGCCCGACCACGCCGACAACCCACCCGTATCGGTCAGACAGGGCACAGCCCACTGTGTAGGCCGCCCCGGCGGCGAGGATGATCACGAGGATCGGCAGGAAGATGAGCCCGAACAGGACGAGGAAGGCGGTCACAGCGCGGCCCCCTCGACCACGAGGCGGGTGTAGGTGGCGGGTACGACGTTGATTGCAACCGCCAGGGCCGCCAGCACCAGGAAGGCGTACCAGAACGCCTGGGCGGGCTTCTCGGTGCCGTAGCCGCCCCCGGGGGCGTCGTCGGTCAGGAACACCTCGCACAGGGCGCAGAGACACAGGGATGCCACCGCGGCGCACATCAGGACGAACGTGATCATATGCAGTGCTCGTAGATGGAGTTGATGAAGTCGTCGGCACTCGCGGCGCCCATTCGGGGCGCGGCCTCCAGCATTGCGATGCGCTCCGTCTCCTCGCCGTCAGTGACGGTCATCAGGTCGTCCTCGCTGAGGCCGCCCAGCCAGGCGTCAAGGGCCTGGAGGTCGGCGTAGTAGACGCCCTCTGCCCCCAGCACCTCGTCCAGCAGCCGCATGATGTCGGCCTGGGGGTCGGCGATGCCTGCGAAGACGCGACCCGCGGTCCCCCCGTTATGGTGCACCATGTCGCCCGCCAGCCGGGCAATGCGGGGGAAGGCCTTGTGGTCCTGGCTCATGAGCACACTCCCTGTGGGAACACGACCCCGCCCTGGCGGCTCAGCGCGGCGGCCTCGGCGGGGGTCTGGTTGGTGTGGGTGGGGCCGCCGGGCATGGCGACCGTGTAGCGCAGGCCGCGCAGCGCGGCGGCCATCAGCTCCTCGTCGCTGCGGGGGTCGGGCTCAGGCCTCATCGCACCCGCACCACTGCGAGTGGACGCCGAGCGCGCAGCACGTGTCCGCGGTCAGCTCGGTCGGCACGAGGCGCGACATGCCCCCAGTCGTCCCCTCCGGCCGCACGAGGCGCGACATGGCCCCAGTCATCCGCACCGGCCGCACGCGCTGCCAGTCAGACGGTGCCGGTCGTCCCAGCACCTCGGACCAGGTGCCTCCCTGGCTCTTGACGGTTCCGTCGCGCATCAGTTGTCCTCCTCGTTGATCTCGCGCGTCGTCGGCGACTGGATCGTGCGCAGCCACTCCCGCCCGGCGACCTCGCGCGCCAGGGCGAGGTCCCACGTGGCCTCGTCGCGCAGCCGCGACACGTTGCTGTCGATCAGCTGGCGGATGTAGGACGGCTCAAGCGCGTCGACCTCCCACGACGACGTGCCGTGCTCGGCGATGTAGTCGTCGGCTCGGCTGTCGGTCAGCTTGGCCGGGTTTGGCGGGCACTGCGACGGCCCCAGCTCCTCGACCTGCTCCATGTTGAGGGCGAGGCGGACGACCATGACGGGGGCGCCCGCGAACATCTCGATGCGCTCGCGGATGTCGCGCGTCATGTCGAGCCCGGACGGGTCGTGGTCGCCGATGTGGAAGATGATGGGGCGCTGCCCGCGGCTGATGTACTCCGCCATGCGGCGCCCGGTCCGCCAGCTCATCGTCTGGCTGTCGTAGCCCTTGCAGGCGTAGTAGTCGACGCGCAGCTTGCTGCAGATGCCGCCGATCACGTTCAGCAGGCCCAGCTTCTCAACGTGGACCTCTGGCCGCCACTGCTGGTCGGCCCAAAGGTCGAGGTGGAACTTGCGGTCAAGCCCCTCCAGCAGGACCTCGGGCGCGGCCTGGGTGTTGGTGCCGTAGAGCGAGCGGTTCATGTCAACGATCGCGTCCCAGGGGACCAGGCCGTTGAGCCGCCCGCTGTCGAGCGCCTTGCCCAGGCGCTTGTACTCTCGGTCTGAGTTGGGCAGCCAGTTGTTCTTGACGAACTTGTAGTACACCTGGCGGAGCGACATGTCGACGCCGTCGTCAGCTGCGAGCGCCAGCACGTGGTTGATCCGCGCGATCGTGTCGAGCGTGTCCTGGCGCAGGTTGTCACACCTGTACGCGCGGTAGGTCCCCTCGGGGGTCCTCATCTCATCGGTCATCTGGGTCTTTCCTCGTCTTCTGCGGGCGACCATGCGCGCGGCCGCTACGAAAGTAAAGTGCCTATCCGCCCCACTGCTCGCGCGGGGGCTCCCACCGGGGGCAGTCGGCGAGCGGGTGCTGGAACACGTAGCGCCCGCACCGCCCGCAGGCGCCCTGCGCCACGTAGGACCCACCGCCGGGTGCGTCGGGCTTCCCGGCGGGGGCCTCCTGGGCCTCGACCACGCCGCGGACCCGCCCCAGCGCCTCGGTCGCCCGGGCGACCGCCTGCCGGAGCCTCGCCATGTTGGCCTCCATGTCGGCCCGTATCTCGGCGCCGGTGCGCGGCCGCCCAAAGCACCTGACGTGGCAGTCGTAGTGGCGCACCCAGCCCAGGGGCGCCCCTGAATCTGGCCTGCCCTGGCTCTCGGGCCTCCCGAGGCACCCGTAGGTGGGCGCCTCGCCCCAGGCGACGACCTCGCCACACAGGTCGCAGCGGTCCTCGTCCTCGGCACCGAGCGGCCACCCGGCGGGGGCGCCGGTGGGCTCCTCAGCCACCCAGCGCCCCCTTCTTCCCGCCGCCCCCGGCCTGGATGTCCAGGCCGATCCTGCTGCCCGCGGCCGAGCCCTGCCGGTACGCGCGGTGGTCGCGCTCCTTGGGCGCCGGGCCGCCCCGGTAGTTGGCACTGCGCCTCGCCCAGTAGCGGTCGCTCTCCTCCTGCGCGGCCTTCGCCTTCGCGCGGGCCTCCTCGGGGTTCTCCTGCGCCCACTTGATGTAGGCGGCCTCCTCGGCGGCCCGGACCGCGGCCCGCTCGGCCCGCTCGCGCGCCGTCGTGCCAGGCTCCTTGCCCCGGCGGAAGTCGGCGTTGAGGTCTGCCTCGCTGGCGGTGTAGTCCGCGATCGTCAGGGCCGTGCCCATCGTCGGGTTGGCCTCGGCGTTCTCCGCCATGCGGCGGGCGGCCTCCCGGGCAAGGCGGGCCTCCTTCTCGACCACCTCGGCCCGCGCCTCGTTGACGCGGCTGATCACGTCGTCGGCCGCCCCCTCCCGGAACGACACGGCGAACCGGCTGAACAGCTGACGGGTGACGGCCTGCCTGGACGCCCCGGTGCCCAGCTGCGCCTCCAGCATCTCGCGGGTCGCCTTCTCCACGGCGGCCTCGATGTACTGGCACAGGTTGATCGTCGCCTGGGTGTTGACGACGCGGCCGACCAGCCGGTGCTCCTTGCCGCGGATCGAGCGGGTGCGCCTCCGCGGCACGCCGTCGAACGTGTTGCGGTCTGTGTACTCCTGGGTGCGCCACACGTCGCCGCAGTAGTACCAGCAGAAGTTGAGCTCAGCGACCGCCTCCCACAGCTTGCGCTGCCAGTCGTACACGCCCGCCTTGAGCTTGGCCTGCTCGCGCCGCCCGTCGGCCTCGGCGCCGGTCTGCTCGACCTGGGCCTGCGTCAGGTTGTACTCCAGCAGGACGGCCTGGAACTTCTCGGCGGCCACGGCGCGCTCACGCTCCTTGGCCTCGCGCTGCGCGGGCGTGTCGGTGTCGCTGGGCGGTCGGCTCGCCAGGTCGAGTATCTTACGGGCGCGCTCAAGCGCCCTGCGGGCGTCGTTGCTGATGGCGTGGGCGGTGCCCTGGAGCTGGGTGTCGGTCACTTGCTGGTGCTCCCCTTGAGGACGGTGCGGGCCTGCCTGCGCAGGCCCTTGATCATGTTGTCGGCGTTGGTCGGGCTGGTGGACAGCACGAACTTGTAACGGTGGCCGCCGGGGCCGGTCGCCCAGACCGGGCGGTGACGGCGGCCGCTGCATACCTCCAGGTTCCAACCCGGCAGCTCCTCGCGCAGGGCGTCCAGGGCCAGCCGCTCGTGCTTCTGGAGGATCACAGCGCACCCCGCAGGGCGGCAGCCTCTACCATGGCGACCCAGTGGCAGGGCGGCAGGTCCTCGCAGCGCTCGTAGCGCTCCCCGTCGTCGTGCCAGTCGGCGTCGGCGTGGGTGCGCTCGCGGATGGCCTCGCGGGCCTCCAGGTGGGTCAGGGCCCGGGGGCGCTCGACGCGGACGCGGGCGCCGGTGAGGAGGGTGCGGGGCGCGCTCATGCCTGCGCCTCCTCGACCTTGCCGATCAGGTCGGCGATGTCGAAGGCCTCCAGCTCATCATAGACCTCCTCCAGGAGGGTTGCGGCGGCGTCTGCGGCGCTGCCCTTCTCGCCGCTCTGGAAGCTCTCGGGCATGCTGTCGTAGTACTCGCGCTCGTCGCCCTTGGGCTCCTCCAGGGCCTCAACGACAGCCTGCTTGGCCTCCTCCAGGGCGTTGAGGAGCTTGACGACTGCGTCTAGCTGCTTGCGGCGGTTCTTATTCATGGTTGTCCTCGTCTTCTGGTGGTCGGCGTCCTGCGCCAACCCCACCCTTATCTGCGGGCCGCCGACGAAAGTAAAGTGCCCCGCGCTAAATTATTTCGACATGTCAACGAGGTCGGCGCACCCCGACGACGCGACCGCCTCGGGCTTGAGGGTGCACAGGTTGACGATGGGGTGGATGTGGCCGGATATGCCCAGGCGGATCGCGCCGCCCGCCATGAGCAGCGCCAGCTCGTCGGCGTCGGGGCGCCAGACCGAGTACATGAAGGGCAGGCCGCTCTGCGTGTCCACGTCGCGCAGGACCGGGAGGCCGATGACCGGGCCGTCCAGCTCGGCGTCCCAGTCCCGCGGCGCCCCGATCACCTCGGCGCCGTCGAAGCTCATGACGATCACAGCGCACAGCCCATCTGGTCGAGGTCGAGGCGCAGCAGGGTCGCCCGCTTCTCCAGGTCCATCATGGAGTGGAGCAGGTCGTCGGTCGGCTCCACCAGCAGGTCCTCACCCTCGGGCATCTCGGTCAGCCGCTCCAGCATCTCGCTGACCTGCTGGGCCGTCCGCGCGCGCAGGGCGCCGTACTGCACCCGGCGGCGCTCGGCCGACGTGACGGGCGCGGCCTCGGCCGCGCCCCCCTGCTCTTGGTCGTCGGCCTGCGGGGGCTTGGCCCCCCGCTGTCGCCTGGGGGCCCGCTGCGGCCCGGTTGCGCGTCCTGCCTCGGTCACTGCTCAAGTGCCTCCCTGATCTCAAGGACCGTCACGTCCTGGTCAAGCTCCTCCAGGGCCCGCATGAGGCCGTGCAGGTGGAGCCGCACGTCACCGTCGTCGGCGACGCGCTGACCCCTCAGCAGTCCTCCCCGCCCAGCGGCGGGTGCTGTTGCCTCTAGGGCCTCGCGGATTTCCTCGCTGGTCATGCCGCCTTGTCCTCGCTATCGGGCGGGAGGTCAAGGGCCGCGTTGAGCGTGGTGATCGCCGGCAGCGTCCTCACGCGCGCCTGCCCGACGACCTCGGCGATCAGGTCGGCCGCCTCGGGCCAGCCCTCCATGGCCGCCTCAACCGTGCGGAACCCGGCCAGCTGCGCGTCGATCTGGACGGTCAGGGCGCTGTAGTCCTGCCCGCGCTTCTTCTCGGCCGCCCTGAGCCCCTCATAGGTGGCCCACTGCTCCTCGGTCATGTTCTTGGGGCCGTGCGTGCGGTTGAACAGGTCCGACGGCACCCGCACGGCCTGCTCCAGGGTGACGTTGACGTACCCGCCGCCCCCGGGGTTGTCGATCGTCACGAACTTGGCCGAGCCCAGGAGGGGCAGCCAGCCGTCCGGGAGCTTGTCCGCCATGCGCCACTCCTCCGGGCTGAGCTGCCCCCGCACCAGGGCGGTCGCGAAGGCCTTGACCTTCGCCTCCTGCTCGTGCCGCAGGGGCGTGAACTTGCGCTCCAGGAGCCGGTTGCGGACCCGGTCCTTCATTGCCACCGTCATGTGTCGCTTGCCCATGTCACTCCTCCCCGTCGATGATCGTCAGTGCGGCCTGGACCGCGGTTGCCTGCGCCTCCACGTCGGCGCGCGCGTCGTGCAGCACCAGCCCGTTCTCAGCGTGCGGGCACAGCTGCGACAGCTCGCGCCCGGCGAGCCGGAACAGGGTGCGGGTGTCCAGCACGTCGCGGTGGCTGAAGGGCGCCCTGAGCCGCAGGTCGCGGTACGCGGTCTCAAGGCGGCTCATGTCGAACGCCGCGCCGTGCGACCAGACACCCACCAGCTGAGCTGGCTTTGCCCCCATCCCGCGCCCGACCGGGCCGGTGAGGAAGGCCGCCAGCTCCTCCAGCGCCTCGCGCCAGGACATCGGCGGGTTGTCCCGGCTCGTCAGGCCGCGCACGAGCGCCTGCCGCGCCTCCATGCCCGCCCCGCCGTCGTCCATCCACCAGAGGATCGTCTGGGCGTCCAGCTGCCTCCCGAGGCGCATGCTGTCGCTGAGGTCGATGTAGCGAGACCAGATGCGGCACTCACGCCCGGGGTCGTCGGGCCAGAACTCCAGGGCGGCGAGCTGGGTGAAGGCGCACGACCCGCCCAGGCTGAGCGTCTCACCGTCGACCATCACGTGGCGCCCGGCGAGCGCGTCGCGGAAGCGGCCCATCAGCGCGGCCCCCCGCTCAGGGGCGTGGAGGTCGCGCTGCGCAGGGGCGGGGCCTCGTAGGTGGGGCCGTAGTAGGACACCAGGACGCCCAGGAGGTTGGGCGGTCGGAAGTTGGGGCCCTTGACGACGCGCCCGGCCTCGTTGACGACGGGCAGGCCGTCCTCGCCGAACTTGGTCATGTTGGAGGCGTGGACCTCCTCCAGGATCAGGCGGCGCAGGTCCTCGGGGACGCCGAACATGCCCCAGACCGCGCCCAGGCTGACGAGTACCGCCCCGGCGACCATCGCGACCTTCGCCGGGTCGTTGGCGGCGAGCGCCATGCAGGCTGCGCTCTGCCCGTCGTAGAGCATGCTGACCGCCTGGAGGACGGCGTCGGTGTGGGGGATGCGCGGCGGGCCGTCGCTGGGGCTGGCTGCGTGGGGCGGGCGGTGCTGGAGGTCGTAGCCGGTCGCGACGATCGTGCCGCACCACACGTACTCGCTGTCGGCCAGGGCGTCCAGGCACTCCACGAGGTCGCCCGCGGCGAGGCCGTGCAGCAGCTCAGCGGCCTCCTCGCCGGTGAGCTGGGCGCGCGCCAGGCGGGTCTGGTCGTCCATCGCGCCGGGCTCGGTCGGCGCCGCGCAGCCGAACGCGTGGTGGAACAGCCGCACGCTCTCGCAGTAGTGGGGCTGCTCGCCGGGCAGCGCCAGCAGCGCGTCCAGGCTCGGCAGGTTGTCCTTGTTCATCGTCTTCTCCTCTGGGTTGATCAGAATGGGGTGTTGTCGCCGTGCGGCCCGGCCCCGGTCAGGGGGTTCGGGTCCTCGACCTCGGGCCAGTCCTCGATGTGCCCGACCTGGGCCGTGAAGGTATCGCGCAGCTCGGTGAGGGTGGGGAACTGGTACCACCAGGGGCGGGCGCGGCGCTCGTAGTAGCTGCCGTCAGAGCCCCGTATGCGCACCTGGGTGTACTCCTGCTCGGACCGCGGGAACCCGGGCGGACACATCTTGGTGATGAACTTGCCCAGGGAGGGGCGCGACAGGCGCCGCTGCTGCCCCTGGCGGGTCATCTCGTCAATGTAGTCGTCGTAGAAGCGGTCCTTGACGCCCTTGGCCATGTAGCCGTCGTGCTCGGGCAGCAGCAGGCCCGACACCAGCTTGTGGTACCACCACGCCTCCTCGGGCCGCTGGCTCAGCACCTTCTGGTCGCTCAGGCCCTGCGACCGCGGGATGCGGCGCACCTCGTACTCGCTGATGTCGCGTCGCAGCAGGTAGTGCAGCAGGTTCTCGCGCCCGCCGTTGTCGAGGTCGTGCTGCAGCTGCTTGAAGTAGCCGGTGTTCTGCATCTTGCGGTCGGACGCCTGGAGGACGCAGAAGCGCCGCTCGTCGGCCGACGCGGGCACCACCCAGTCCTCGTTGGAGGCCACGCCGATGTGGAGGAAGTTGGGGGACGGCTCGGCGTCGATCCCCTTGGCCTCGACCGTCAGCGTGGGCTCCGTGATCAGCGCCTTCAGTATGCCCTCGTGCTTCTTGTCGCCCGCGAAGAAGGCCTCATCGGCGAACAGCAGGCAGCAGTCGCGCAGGTGGGCGTTGAAGTCGCCGGTCACGTACTTTGCCGAGGCGACCTGCATGAAGTGCTGGCCCAGGAGGGAGCCCAGGGAGCGGAACAGGAAGCCCTTGCCGGTGCCCTTGCGGCCGCGCACGACGATCGCTACCTCACCGGGGCGGTCGGGCTGCTGGATGAGCCGCGCGCACCAGTTGAGCACGTAGTCGGTCAGCTCCTGGTTGCCGTCGCACAGGTTCTCGTGGATGTGCGTCAGCAGGCCCTGGTGCCGGTCGCCCGGCTTGGCGTCGCAGCCGTAGCCGCGCCACAGGTTGTACTGGTCGGGCGGCACCTCTCGGTTGGGCCAGAACACGATCTTGCGGAACTGGCGGCGCTGCTCCTGCTGGAGCCACCACTTGCCCAGCGGCATGTATATCGGGTTCTGGTCCTTGTCCTTGCCGATCGAGATTGGGCGGTGCATGTATCGGTTGCGGAAGGCGTCAAATGACTGGTACTTGATCTTCCAGCGCTCCATGATGTCGTCCCAGTCCTCCTCTGCGACGACGCAGCGCCCGCCGGGGTCGCTCTCGATGACCGCGTGGCGCGCGTTCAGCTCGCGCAGGGCGGGGTTGACGGCCTCCTCGCGCGCGGCCGCGATCTGCTCGGCGGCGTACAGCTCGGGCCGGGCCTTGTCGATGACGCTGGAGCTGATCCTGAAGTCGGGGTCCATGATGACCGCCGCGATCGTCTCGTCATCCGCGCCCGCACGCACCATGTCGCAGCAGACGCGCCACAGGACCTCAGAGCGGGACGGGTACTTGTTGGGGTTCTCCGTGTCCTGCCCGTTGACGATCAGCATCTTGGTGTAGTCCTGCAGCGCCACCGGCAGGTCGTCGGTCGAGGCGAAGCGCTGCAGGTTGCCCGGCACTGTGACCCGGCCACGCCTCGTGGCGCCCGAGGACGACCCGGCCTGCTGGACGGGCGGGGCCTGGGTGAAGTCGCGCAGGTCGTGCCGCACCCAGGTCGTCAGCTCGGGGATGATGCGGGCCGGGCGGACCTCGCGCCCCTTCGCCAGCTTCTTCTTGTTGGGGTAGTTGACCGTGCCGGGCAGGCGCATGATGCGGTCGACGTTGAAGCAGCTGTCGGCGCCGAACGCCACCTGGATGGCGATGTTGTAGCGCTCGACCGCCTCCCACTTCTCCTGCGTCCCGTCCAGCTGGACCGGGTCGTGCAGCAGCCAGAAGCCCTGGAGGCCTCCCCCGCTGTCCACGACGACCGACGGCTGCGGCTGGAAGGAGGCGAA